TTAATTCTATAACCATTTAAATTAAAATTATCATTCTCATATAAATTATTAGAATACTCTTTTAAATTCCAAAAATTTAAAGGACCTGACAATATTTTTATTTTTACTGTGCTTGAGTATTTATTTTTAGACACACTTAATTTAAAATCAGGATATGCTTTTTTTAAAGCAGCTCTAATATCCTGAATATCTTTTTTAGTTATATAAGCCATTTTTTACCTCTTTGTTTATTGTTTGTTTATGATCTTTATATATACAATTTATATAATGTCAATCAATAAAAACAAAAATAATTAAAAAATATTTATGTGATATTTATGCAACAGTTATTGTAATTAAATCACATTGTTTAAATTAATTAAAGTTGGAGAATAAGTTGCTATTCTTATAGTCAACGCGTTCAATTCTTGTTGCGTGTGTAAATACATCGGTCAGCATTACTGACCTATCTATAATATCAATCAATTAAAAGAATTTATGTTATTACTTCCAATAACATTTATTTATCGATACACCAAACTGTATAATATTTATAGAATAGATCGACATTTTTACAAAACAAAGCATGGCATACCCCCAAAAATGTGGGGTGCGTTTATAATATATATATACATGGGACTCGAGGACTCCCTTAGCCACACAGTTAGTTAGTTTTGCACAGCAACAATTTTTCTTTAAAACAATTCTAACAAGCTATATGTGGTATATGAACTATTTTTCATCAGAAGATATGGATTGTGTTTGCTACATTGAAGAGAAAACAAACAATGTAGTAATCAAGTTCTTTGGTATGGATAACCCAGATTCAGCTGAACTATTCACAATCTATGTGATGAATAGACTAGGATTTGAATATAATTCATTAAGCTATGAGATGCCTAGTAAATCAGTTCACTAGAACTTATGGATATTAAAATACCTTATACACCAAGACGACATCAATCCTATTTGCACAAACAGATCTCCAGATACAGATGGAATGTGCTTGTATGCCATAGAAGATTTGGCAAAACAGTATGTATGATCAACCACCTAATTAGGTCAGCATTGCTGTCCAATCAGAAGAACCCAAGATTTGCTTACATTGCACCAACCTTCAAACAAGCAAAAAGTATTGCCTGGGATTACATGAAACAGTTCACGGCAAAAATTCCCTACACTAAATTCAATGAAACAGAACTAAGGGTAGATATGCCTAATGGTTCTAGGATAACATTACTTGGAGCAGAAAACTCAGATGGGTTAAGGGGTATATACCTAGATGGGTGTGTCATCGATGAGTATGCCAATGTTAATTCAAAACTATTCCCAGAAATTATTAGACCTGCACTATCAGATAGAAAAGGTTACTGCGTATTTATTGGTACTCCAGCAGGAATGAACAACAACTTTTACGAATTATTTCAACACGCACAAGGTGCAGAAGATTGGTTCTCCTACAAGGCAAAAGCATCAGAGACTAAGATTGTAGATGAAGAGGAGCTTATCAAGGCAAAAGAAGTAATGGGTGAAAAGAAATACCAACAAGAGTTTGAGTGTGATTGGATAGCCAATATTGAGGGTGCGGTCTATGGGGATGTGATTGCCAAAATGGAAGATGACAAGAAGATAGCACGAGTACCTTATGATCCTTCCTTGCCAGTTTCCACCTCTTGGGATTTAGGAGTCTCCGACCATACTGCGATTATATTCTTTCAACAGAAAGCAGGAGCAGTAAACATTATTGATTACTATGAGGAACGAGGTCAAGGCTTACCACACTACATTCAAGTCATAAATGAAAAGGATTACATCTACAAAGATCACTTTGCACCACACGATATTGAAGTAACTGAGTTTTCAAATGGCAAAACCCGAAGAGAGGTAGCCTACCAATTAGGGGTGCGGTTCAAGGTAGTTCCTAAGATTCCCCTAGAGGATGGCATCCATGCCACCACTATGACCTTGCCTAGATGTTTTATTGATGTTGACCATTGCAAAAAGTTAATAGATGCGTTAAGACATTACCACAGGAAGTATATTGATAAAAATAGAATGTTTAGATCAAAGCCTGTGCATGATTGGAGTTCCCATGCTTGTGATGCCATGAGGTATCTGTGCGTTGGACTACAAGAGATTAACACAAAACAATCTGCACCACAAAGTGTTGCGGATAACGAGTATAGGATAATTTAATATGGGATCAATATTTAAACCAAAGATGCCAGCTTTACCACCTGTTCAACCTTTGCCAGAACCGCCTAAAGCAGAACTGTCGCCAGAGGAAGAAAGAAGAATACAACAAGAACAAGCTGCGATTGAGAGAAAAAGAAAAGGTTATAAATCTACTATTCTTACTGGTCCACTAGGTATTCAAGAAGATGAAGAAAGTAAACTTAAAACTTTGTTAGGAGAATAATGTTAGAGAAGATTAAAAAGTTTTTCAAAAAGAAACAAGAAGATGTTTTGTATTTAAAAGAAGAAGTAAAGTTTAATAACATAGATGATTTAAAATTAAAAAAAGAAACCAACTCAGAAACTAAATCTGAAACTAAATCATCTTTAACATTTGGTAAATAATATGGGTGCACCAGCAGTAATTAAAAAAGTATTTTCAAAACCTAAACCACCACCTGCTCCACCTGCTCCACCAACTCCTGCACCAACAGTAGCAGAAGTTTCTCAAAGTGCAGCAACAGATGCTTATGATGTTAGAAGAGAAAAAAAAAGAGGTCGATCAGCAACAATCATTACTGGTCCAACAGGAGTAGAAGAAGGTTTAACATTAGGGAAAAAAAGTTTATTAGGAAGTTAATATGGCACAAACAGATAAAGCTAAAAATTTATTAAAACGATTTGACAGATTAAAATCTCAAAGACAAAATTGGGAAAGTCATTGGCAAGAAGTTGCAGACTATATGCAACCAAGAAAAGCGGATGTAACTAAGTCAAGATCTAAAGGTGATAAAAGAACTGAATTAATTTTTGATTCTTCTCCATTACAATCAGTAGAATTATTAGCTGCATCATTACATGGTATGCTAACTAATCCATCAACTCCTTGGTTCTCTTTAAGATTCAAAGAAGATGAAATGGAAAATGAGGATGAAGCAAAAGAATGGTTAGAGTCTGCAACAGAAACAATGTATGCAGCATTTAATAAATCAAACTTCCAACAAGAAATTTTTGAACTGTATCACGATCTAATTACTTTTGGTACAGCAGCAATGTATATTGAAGAAGATGCAGATGATATTATAAAATTTTCTACAAGACACATTAATGAAATCTTTATTGCTGAAAATGATAAAGGTAGAATTGATACAGTATTTAGAAAATTTAAACTTTCAGCAAGAGCTGCAATACAACAATTTGGTACTGGAATATCAACTAAGATTGATACAATCAATAATAAAAATCCTTACGATGAAGTAGAAATTATTCATGCAGTATATCCAAGATCAGATTTTAATCCTAAGAAACAAGATAAAGCAAATATGCCATTTGAATCTGTGTATATTGAATATGCTAGTGGTGAACAATTATCTGTATCTGGATTTAAAGAATTTCCATTTGTAGTACCAAGATACTTAAAAGCATCCCATGAAATTTATGGAAGATCACCTGCAATGACCGCATTGCCAGATGTCAAGATGCTAAATGAAATGTCTAAAACTACAATCAAGTCTGCACAGAAACAAGTTGATCCACCTTTACTTGTTCCAGATGATGGATTTATATTACCAGTAAGAACAGTACCTGGTGGTTTAAATTTTTATAGAAGTGGTACAAGAGATAGAATTGAAGCATTAAACATTGGAGCAAATACTCCATTAGGTTTAAACATGGAAGAACAAAGAAGAAACTCAATTCGAAATGCGTTCTATGTAAATCAATTAATGATGCAAAATGGTCCACAAATGACAGCAACAGAAGTTATTCAAAGAAACGAAGAGAAGATGAGATTACTTGGTCCAGTTTTAGGTAGACTTCAATCTGAATTATTAAAACCATTAATTGATAGAACTTTTAATATTATACTTAGAAAGAATTTATTTAGACCAGCTCCAGAATTTTTAAGCGGTAAAGATATTGAAATCGAATATGTATCTCCACTAGCTAAAGCACAAAAGTCTAGTGAATTACAATCAATTATGAGAGCAATAGAAATCATGGGTAGCTTATCAAATGTTGCTCCAGTATTCGATCATATTAATATGGATAAACTCGTTAGACATTTAGCAGACATTGTTGGTGTTCCACAAAAAGTTTTAAAACCACAATCTCAATTAAATGCTGAACGACAACAAGCACAAGCTCAACAAGAACAAATGCAACAAATGCAACAGCTACAACAAGTAGCGGAAGCAGGGGGAAAAATAGCACCACTCGCAAAGGCTTTACCAGAAGAAGCTAGAGCTGTAGCGAATGCTGATATTGAGTAATGGATGAACTAAAACAGTTTGAAAAACAAATAAAAGGTTTAAGGGAAGCATATCAAAGAATTTTTAATTCAGATGATGGTAAAATTATTATCTCTGATTTAGAAAAACGATGCCACTTTTGGTCTACCACTAATGTTAAAGGGGATAGCCATGAGAGTGCATACATGGAAGGTCAAAGGAGTGTACTTCTATTTATTAAATCAATGCTCCAAAATGATAACACAAAAGGTAAATAACTATGTCACAAGAACAGATAACACAGGAAACTGTGCCTGTAGCAGAGACAACACAAACTACTACAGAAACACAAACACCAATTTCTTCTACTACTGAACAACCTACTGTTGCGAAGTCTTGGAAAGAAGCAATCTCAGAAGAGTTTAGAAGTGATCCAAATATATCTAAATTTACAGAGATTGATGCACTAGCTAAATCTTATATCAATGCAACTAAAATGATTGGTCAAGATAAAGTTGCAGTGCCAAATAATAATTCAACAGAAGATCAATGGAATGAAGTTTATTCTAAATTAGGTAGACCAGAATCTCCAGATAAGTATGAACTTAATGCTAAATCTGATGTTGTACCTATTGATGAAACTGCAATCAAAACCTTTGCCGAGACCTCACATAAGTTAGGTTTAAATAATAGACAAGCACAAGGTATCTTAGAGTTTTACAAAAACTCTATGGAAGTATCTGCACAACAATCAAAGATTGATATGGAAACTGCACAAGCAAATGCTGAACAACAACTAAGACAAGAGTGGGGTAAAACATTTGAAGATAATGTTAGAAAAGCAGGTTCATTAGCTAAAGCAAATCTAGGTGTAGAAGTATTAGATATGCAATTACAAGATGGAACACGATTAGGAGATCATCCAGATATTATAAAAGGATTTGCAAAAATTGCAGATATGATGTCTGAAGATAAAATTGTTTCAACTGAATCTGAAAATGTCAATCAAGGTAAAGATATTGAATCTGAAATATCTTCGATTGTAAATGATAAGAATAGTCCATATTGGAATAAAGGTCATCCAGATCACGACAAGATTGTTCAAC